GCCTCTGCCGTACAAGATCTTTGCAGGGTAGATGGTCATCTGAGCCTTGCCGAGTACAACAAGTTCAAAACCCCGCAACCTAGCTTACGCCGACACGCCGCCGCGTTTGACGCTATGGCGACCCACCTAAGGCAGTGGGCGTCAGCATATGACCTTGAACGGCAGCACCTGCCGGGGGTTGTGTTCGAACAACCGCAGGAGTGATCATGCCCTACACCAAGTCCCCCCGCCCGTACAAGCATGAGTACGAGATGCAGCAGCAGCGTGGTGAACACGACGACCGCATGGAGCGACAGCGTGCGCGTCGGACTCTGGACAAGAAGGGTGTGAACCGTAAGGGTAAAGATGTTTCCCACGTGAAGGCTCTGGCACGGGGCGGCACCAACTCAGATGGATACAAGTTGGAATCCCCTGCGGTAAACCGTAGCAGGAACTTGCATAAAAAAGGGGAAAAATCCGGTTGACTTCGTGGCGCGACAGCGCTACATTGATCTTGTCTCTCTCGTAGAGACCCCTGTAAGGTGGGGGTGGGGGTGGCTCAGTGGCCAGTTAACTACACCAGTCGGCACGGGAAATCCTTTCTCCCCCCGGGAACCGACAACGCAGACGGCAGAACAGCTAACCCTGTTCTGCCTGTTTTGCCATTGCAACGAGACGACACACCATGCAAATCATTGATAACAAAGCACTGCTTTTGACACTGCGTGATCCGACCAAGGTCACCTCGGTCATACCCAAGAGCAAACTGGTTGGCGCTAATCAGGTGGCCGTGCACTGGGGGCTGGACGAGACGCAGGTGCTGAAGAACCTAAAGATCAAGAACGTCCCTTCCCCCATCTACAAAGAATACAACTGGCCTGGGCTGCACGCCCCGTTCGAACACCAGAAGACAACGGCAGCGTTCCTGACACTGAACAAGCGGGCGTTCTGCCTCAACGAGCAGGGCACCGGCAAGACCGGCAGCGTCATCTGGGCTGCGGACTACTTGATGCGTAAGGGGCGCGTGCGGCGCGTCCTCGTGGTGTGCCCGCTGTCGATCATGGATTCGGCGTGGCGCTCGGACCTGTTCAAGTTCGCAATGCACAGGTCTGTAGATGTGGCCTACGGGTCAGCGATCAAGCGCAAGGAAGTTATAGCAAGCCAAGCCGAGTTCGTGATCGTCAACTTCGATGGGTTGGAGATCATTGCCGAGGACGTTGCAGCAGGCGGGTTCGACCTTGTGGTTATCGACGAAGCCAACGCATACAAGAACGTGCAGACCAGACGGTGGAAGGTGCTGAACCAACTACTCAAAGCAGACACATGGCTGTGGATGTTGACCGGCACACCTGCCGCGCAGTCCCCCGTAGATGCGTATGGCTTGGCTAAGTTAGTCAACCCGCTCAGCGTACCTAAGTTCTTCTCCGGGTTCCGGGACATGGTGATGTTCAAGGCGACCCAGTTCAAGTGGACACCCAAGCCGACCGCAACGAAGACGGTGTTCAGCGTACTGCAGCCAGCGATCCGGTTCACCAAAGACGAGTGCTTGGATCTCCCGGAGATGACTTACGTGGATCGCCACGTAGCACTGACCAAGCAGCAGGAGCAGTACTACAAGCTGCTCAAGAAGAAGATGATCATTGAGGCGGCGGGCGAGGAGATCACGTCGGTCAACGCTGCAGTCAACCTCAACAAGCTACTGCAACTGTCATGCGGGGCGGTCTACTCGGATACGGGGGACACCGTTACGTTCGACATCAAGAACCGATATCACGTGTTGCTTGAAGTCATCGAAGAAGCCGCGAAGAAGGTGCTGATCTTCGTACCGTTCCGCAACTCCATAGAAGTTATCGCACAAAAGCTCACCGACGACGGCTACACAGTCGAGGTAATCAGTGGGGACGTGTCCGCTGCCAAGCGCACCGACATCTTCAAACACTTCCAAGAAACACCAAACCCGCGTATCCTAGTGATTCAGCCCCAAGCTGCAGCGCACGGAGTCACACTGACTGCAGCCGACACGGTGGTGTGGTGGGGGCCGACGAGTTCATTGGAGATCTACGCACAGGCGAACGCACGGGTACACCGGGCAGGGCAACGCCACCCCACAACGGTTGTGCGACTGCAAGGCTCCAACGCCGAACGCCACGTGTACAAGATGTTAGATAACAAAGGAGATGTTCACACACAAATAGTTGACCTTTACAAGAGGCTACTAGACTAGCCCACAAAACGACACTAGAATCCAGATTCCAACAACAGGAGAACGAGATGAACGACGCGGTTGAGAGTACCGAGAGCGAAGCCTCCCCCAAAATTTCCGTGGACCGTATGGTCCGTGCGTATCTCAAGATGCGTACTGCACGGGATGCCCTGGTCAAGGAGCACGAAGAGAAGCTGTCCTCATTCGATGAGGGCATGAAGACGATCAAGCTGGCCCTGCTGGGCTACTGCAAAGAGAACAACGTCGATAGCGCAAAAATCTCTGGGGTAGGCATGTTCTACCGAGGGGTCAAGAAGCGGTATTGGACAAACGATTGGGAAGCGATGGGTAAGTTCGTGGTTGATCACGAAGTGCCTGAGCTTTTCGAGAAGCGTCTGCACCAGGGGAACATGGAATCCTTCTTGGAGCAGCACCCGGATTTGCTACCACCCGGGCTGAACGTGGATAGCGAGTTCACCATCACTGTGAGGAAAGCCTAATGGCTGAAGATAAATACATTCCGATTGACCATGTTGCAGACCACTTCCAAGTGTCTGTTTCCACCGTGCGTTCGTGGGTGCGGACAAAGATCCTGCCGGATTCCACGTACCTGAAGATCGGTAAGACCTATCGGTTCCAGCTTCAGAAAGTCGAGGATGCCTTGCGGGCGTACAACACCTCCAAGGCCACAAAGCTGACCCCTACCGAAACCCCCAACCCTGACCAAGACCTGTAAGGAGAAACGAAATGAGCGAAATTGCACTGTTCAAGGGTGGCGTCCCCGCATACCTGCGCCAACTGGAAGATGACACCACGAATGCCCTGGCGGGCGGAGAGATGGGCGCACGCCGTATCTCCATCAAGGGTGGTGTGTTCCGGGAAATGATCGGCTCCAAGGAGTACCGCACCTCTGAAGAACGGTCTATGGGTGTGATCATCGTCAAGGCCGCACCGAGTGTGCACCGTACGTACTTTGAGGGCACCTACGTTGAGGGGCAAGCAAGCTCCCCGATCTGCTGGTCATCTAACTCCCAGACTCCGGCCCCCGAGGTTCCTGAGACACAGCGCCAAGCTGCCAAGTGCATGGACTGCCCGCAGAACGTCAAGGGTTCTGGTCAGGGTGAGACCCGCGCCTGCCGGTATCAGCAGCGTATCGCCGTGCTGCTGGAGGGTGAAGTCGAGAAGCGTGAGGTGTACCAAGTGGTGCTGCCCCCGACGTCCGTGTTCGGCGACGGCGAGAAGAACAAGCTCCCGCTGCAAGCATACGCACGCCACCTGCGGGCACACGGCACCCCGATTGCTGGGGTGATTACCGAGATGCGGTTCGACACTGCAAGCCCCACGCCGAAGTTGATCTTCAAGCCTGTGCGCCCCATCACGGAAGAAGAACTCGCGGTTGTGCAGGGGATGAAGAACTCCAAGGAAGCGGAAGAGGCGGTCAAGCTGACGGTAAACGTCTCCGCCCCCAAACCTGCTGCTGCGCTGTTTGACACCCCTGAGCCCGCAAAGCCCGCAAAGCCCGCACCCAAGGCGAATCCGAGCCCGGTGGTGGAGGAAGAGGCAGTGCCCCCGAAGAAGATCGAGGCTAAGAAGCCTGCCGCTAGTTCGGCAAGTCTTGAAAGTCTCGTGGACGGTTGGGACGACGAGTAAGTACAGCAGGGTAGCGGGCTAGGTCCGCTACCCGTTACTTGTCTATAACCACAACCATCCTGGGATATGCAGACAAACGAATTCCTATCCGCAGTCCTTGGAGGAGATGGGTACATCTGTGTGTTCGGCGCGAACCCCGAGAAGAAGCGCGTCATCCAGAAGCTGTACTCCACCGTAGACGCTGCAGCAGCGACAGCAGAAGACCTGACGCGTGAAGGCTTTGACGCCTACTTCGGGTTGGCTACGTTCATCAATGACAACTCAAGGAGGGCTGACAACGCCAAGTCCCTGAAATCTTTTTTCCTCGACATTGACTGTGGGGCGCACAAGTCCGAGCACGAGGGGTACCCGGGCGGGCAAGTCGATGGCGTCAACGCACTCAAACAGTTTTGCCGAAACGCACGTCTACCTAAGCCGACCCTGGTGAACTCTGGGCGGGGTGTGCATGTGTACTGGATCTTGGAAGAAGCCATCTCCCCCGACGAGTGGCTGCCCGTAGCCGAAAGCCTCAAGGTGCTGTGCACTGCGAGGGGGTTGAAAGCCGACCCGGCAGTGACGTCCGATATTGCCCGCGTACTGCGGGTTCCAGGGACGCTGAACTTCAAGGACAACCCACCACGGGATGTCGTATTGATAGGGGACATGGCCCCACCAGTTAAGTTCGACACGTTCAAAGAACTTGTAGGGCAGATACAGAAACGATCCTCACCCGTTGCTTCGGTTGATGACGACATCACCGCGTCGATTCTTGGCAACTACCGTAACGTCTTCAAGACTATCATGCTGAAGACGGAGGCTGGTCGGGGGTGCGCACAACTGAAGTACATCATTGACCAGCAGGCATCCATGCAGGAGCCTATGTGGCGTGGCGGGTTGTCTATCGCCAAGTTCTGCGTGGACGTGGATGAGGCAGCGCACACAATTTCCAGCAAGCACCCCAATTACACACCCCAAGAGACGAGCCATAAGCTCGATCAGATCAAGGGGCCTTACACCTGTGAGACGTTTGAGAAACTGAACCCGGGCTCGCTGTGCAGCGAGTGCCCCAACAAGAACAAGATTAAGAGTCCCATCGTACTTGGCCGCGAGGTGCAGGAAGCGGGGGACGAAGACAACGTAGTAGAAGACACCCCACAACTTATCCCCACTGCGGGTAAGCAAACCTACGTGATCCCGAAGTACCCGACGCCGTACTTTCGGGGAGTCTACGGAGGTGTATTCAAACGGACCAAAGACAGAACTGGAGACCCGGTTGAGATCCCGGTGTACCACAACGATCTGTATGTAATCCGCAGGTTGACTGACCCCGAGTTGGGGGAAGCCATCGTCATACGACTGCACTTACCGAAAGATGGGGTGCGTGAGTTCACCATCCCGCTAGCCTCGGTGCTGTCTAAGGACGAGTTCCGAAAGCACATGGCAATGAATGGTGTTGCCGTAATAAGGATGGAAGAACTTATGAGTTACACAACGGCATGGGTGAACAAGTTACAAGCTGAAGTGGAAGCAGACATTGCCCGCCGCCAGTTTGGTTGGACTGACGATGCCCTGACTACATTCGTGGTCGGTTCGAAGGAGATTCACGCAGATCGTATTGAACCAAACCCGCCGTCGAATTCGACGTTGCTGTTGTTCCCAGCACTGCAGTCGAAAGGCACGCTGGAGAACTGGATCAAGATGGCGGAGTTCTACAACCGACCCGGCCTTGAGATGCACCAGTACGTTCTTGGCTTGAGCTTCGGCAGCCCGCTGCTGGCGTTCTCTGCTGACGGTGCGGCGCTGTTCCACATGCACAT